GTATGCTTGCATAATCTCATCGGATAGTGCTTCATAGCGTTGAGGATCAGTCATTTTGAGCCGAATAAGGTCAGCACGCCTGTAGACTCGTTTAGATGCTTCCCCTGTTCCGCCTGCATCAACTGCCACAGCTTTAAGGTTCTGTTTACGGGTAGCTTCGCCAGCTTCCTCCGTCTGTTTAGCCTTAACGCCCTTGAGTTGTTTGTAGGTAGAAAGCAATTCATTAGCAGAATCAAAATCATATTCAGTGTCAGCTTTGGTATAAAGACCAATACGTACACTAGAACCTTTAATCCATTCTGCAAATCCTGGATCTTGCACAACTTCAGAGAAGTCTGGGTGTGATTGAGCCAGCTTTTGCTGAATCTGCATCTTCTTAAACTCTTGTGCAGCTTGTCGTGCAGCAAGAACGTCAGGATGTGATTCAACTGTCTTTTGAATAGCCTTCTGAGGATTCTCAAAGAAATCAACTTCCGGTTCTACTTGAGTATCTTGAGGTGTGGATTTAAGGTTGTTCTTAATCAGTTCATCAGTCAGTTTTCGGATCTCTCCTACTTCTTGAGCCTGCCTGCCAATAAGCTTTTCAGCCTCTTGGTGCATCTTGATAATATCATCTAGAGATTTGTTCCGGTATTTATCTGGAATCTCTACTGCGGTAGTATCTTCAGCTTGTTTCTGCTCTACTGCGTCAAACTCACTAAGAGTCTCATTATCGTCATCAATCAACATACTTCTTTCCTTTTCCTGCCCTCTACGGGTTTTAGGATAATCAAATGAACCCGACACCTTTCGTGTTTATGAGTTCGCCTTTTGCTCTGCTTTTAACTTTTCACGATGTCGACTGTCAAATTTATTGGCAGCTCCAGGAAAACTTCCTGACCATCCTTCAAGGTTAATTGCAGTGCCTGAAATTATTCGTTCTGCTGATTCAGAACAGACTTTACAGTTTACTGTTCTACATTCAGTGTCTACGAAAGCTTCAGTTGTGTGGTCATTCTTACAAAGAAAATCATAAAAGCGTTTAGCCATTCTGAATATCCTCGTAAACCTTCTCACACGTACTTTTCCAGTTTAAAATCCAGTTAATGATCTCTAACTGTCCTTGACGATAATACAATTGTTGTTCGTTTGGAACAGTAGACAGATCGTTAGCGTGGGTCTTAACTTCTGTTAGTTTCTCAATTAAATCTGACCATCCCTGACGAGACATTAAGTCAAATTGATTTTCATACCATGTCTGTAGTTCTTTGTCCATTTGGAGAACCTATAGTTAATAAGCTAGAAGCTTAACAAATAAATACTATTTTGTCAATAGTTTATGCTTAAACAAGTGAATTTATTTTCCAACTTTGTACCCATTCATCATCAATCAAAATAGGTTCACTTTCTTCAATAGTATGTGTTTCCGCATTGAAATCAGGCGTAGGCATTTCTTTAACAATAATTATTCCAAATTCAACTAAAGATTCTTTATTTGGAACATCTGAAAAAGAAGTATTAGGAAATTCTTCTGAAAGAATAACAGGATACTTTATAATTTTTTGATTACTAATAATTGCATAAATCATGATAAAGCCATATAAAAAGATTGTAAAACTACCGCTGTACTTGTAGTAGTTGCTCCTACAGTTACGTTTGCTGGAGAAGCATTATATATTTTGTATCTTAATACCCTTCCAGAAACAGAAGCATTTGTTAATTCAGCATCTTGAGTCGGTGAAAAAGTTCTTGTAGCTGTATTCACGTATGCTCCAAAAACAATCAAAGGAACTGCACCAGAACTTGATGTTACTGTTTGATTAGAAGGATTAGCAGCAGTTCCAGATGCAGTAACAACACCGTATGAATTAATGCTTGAATTAGTAACAGTTGGAGCAGACCCTTTTGTTGTTCTAAATACTGCTATAATTAAAGATCTATAATCACCTGAAGCGTGTGTTACTGTAAGAGTAGAACCTGCATCGCCAGAAACAGCAACTTTATAAAATAAAGAAGATCTATCTGAGTCTGCCGCAGCAATATTAGTTCCTGCTGCGCTATTAATTAGAGTATATCCTGTCGGTGTTGTAATTGTAGGAGCCGTTGCTGTTGCTGAATCACCAATTTCTGCAAATAAGAAAATAATATCATTAGTTTGAGTTGTTGCAGGTATAGTCACACTTGTTGTTGTAGCCCTAGATGCTGAAGCACCTCCAGTAGCCGAGGCTACAAAAGAAACAGTTATTGTTCCTGCGGCTCTTTGAATTGCTTTTAAAGCATGACTAAGCATTACGCAACCCCAACAAAAGCACCATAAACTTGTGTACCAACTTCCCACAATTCCACAATAGACACTGCTGAAGAAGAAAGCGTAGGTGCTGAACCTGGAGCAGAAGCGCCCACCCATTTAACACCGGAAGTTCCAAAAGTTGTATCAGTCCATGTAATACTAAAAGCTCCTGCTGTAATCATCAATGTTACTGATTGACCAGCAACAAAGTTAGTTCCTTTTGGTGTTCGATTTGCACCCAAAGTAATTGTTTGAATACCACCGTTAGCAGGATTAATCTCAAAAGCAGCAGCATCAGTGATTGCAAATACAGTTTCTTTCGTTCCTGTAAGTGTTTTACCGCTTAGTGTCTGAGTATCTGTTGTACCTACAATCGTACCACTGGGGCCAGTCATTGTAGCTGCTGTGCCCAAACCTAAGTTAGTACGTGCTGTTGAAGCACTGGCGAGGTCTGAAAGGTTGTTAGCACGATAGGCGTATGTAGTATCAGAGCCTGTAACAGTATAACTACTGGTGTTAGCAGTAGCCATTGTACCTAAACCAAGATTGGTCCTAGCCGTAGATGCGTTGGTTAAATCAGAAAGATTATTACTAGCGACAGCATAACCAGCAGAAGCGTGGTTTCCCCATCCATAAGCAGTGTTCCAGTTAGTTTGACTTGTGTTTGTAGGAATGCTATAGCCAGTTGCATAAGAAATAGCTAAAGTTCCGCTTGTTGTAATAGGTGAGCCAGTAACAGTAAGACCTGTAGGTACAGTCATTCCTACTGATGTAACAGTACCGGAACCACCACCGCCACCAGAGATTGTAACCGTGACAGCGCCACTCACATTAGTAGCAGTTACGTTAGCGCCTACAAAATCAATACTTGTAGGAGCAGAAGTAAGCGTAGTTCCTTCATCTTTGATAGTGATCGCAGAAGGAATTGAAGGAGTGCCTGAAAGATCAGAATAAGAACCTGAAGTAGCAACAGTAGCTAAAGAAGGCTTGTTTAAAATCTGAGCATCACCAGAAACAGCATTCCAGTCAGCATTGACATTAACTTCAGCGCCTGCTGCAATACCGGCAAGTTTAGATTTTTCAGTTGTTGTATAGTTATTATCAGTATGAACATAACTAGCATCTACTACTGTACTAGCATTGTAACCTTGAACAGTTGTGCCAATGGCTGAAGAGGTTAGATAACCAGAGTCATTAGTAAATGTAGATACATTCGTGGGCTGAGTATAGGAGAATACTCCTGTGGTGCTGTTGTAACTAAGGGAACCAGTAGCACTAACGGCTGCACGAGCACGAGCATCAGTGTAATATTTATTTGTAGTACCTTCAGTTACGTTATCTGTACCGAGAACAACAATGCCTGTCTGACCGTTTACAGAAGAAACTGAAGAAGTACCTGCGGTATAATAACCCAATGAGTTCCAAGCAGTAGTGCCTGTACCCATCTTAAACTTCTGGGTATCTAACTCAAGGCCGATCTCGCCTTCTGCAAGCGTAGGATTAGCTGCTGACCACTGAGCAACCGTACCACGCCTCATTTGTATTTGAACTGCCATTTATGGGCCTCCAGCGTCTAAAGCAGTCGTGCCACCATAGACTGAATTATATAAACCACCATCAATGTTATAAAAGCCGCCATTGCCACCGCCTACACCAGACATACCAGCGGCTCCACGAGGGCCTTGTTCACCTTTATCACCCTTCTCGCCTTTGACTTCACCTACGTTAATCAAAGAACCATCAGAAAGAGTAAATACAAGGGAATCATCGAAGTCAATCTTAGCTTCAACAACAGAGATACCGTCTTTACCGTCTCTGCCATCAATGCCGTTACTACCGTCCCGTCCAGGAAGTCCCTGTTCTCCGCGCTCACCCTGATCGCCCTTGTCACCTTGAGGACCTTGAACGCCTTGAGGCCCCTGAGGGCCTTCAAGTTTCTGAACGATAGTTACCTGTTCTACAAGCTTAGGTAGCTCTTTGTCGAGCAATACCGCAATAGCGGCTACCTTTGCTTCTGTAGATACATCGGAAACAATAACTTCAGTAAGTTTCATCACTCACCAATAACTTTTTTCAAGAACTCATTATCTTTTTGTTTTTGTTCTTGTTTATTAGAGGTTTGCAACTCAACTACTTTAAGTTTGTTTTCAATATCCTTCTCTTTGAGCATTAACTCAGCGATTTTAACACGTTTATCAAACTCTTGTGAAGCTAATTGATCGTTGTTAGGTAGATTCTTAGTTGTAGCAGTCATCAGATCTACCTTAGCCTGCTCTGGAAGCAACTGAGCCTCGATCATGGTCTTGGTAGCCTCTGCACGATTCTGCTCTGCTTGAGTGGTCTGTACCGCAATCTGTGCTTGTGCGGCCTGCAAAGCCAGTTGTTGCTGAATTTGCTGGGCTTCTTGCGCTTGTGGGTCAGGTTGGCTCATCTGATCCAATGCTGTAATCAGTTCTGCACGGTTAGACAAGCTACTATTAGCCACAATACCCTTCATGATGATGGGCAACACAGGTGTATTTGGGCCAAGGGTCTGCAACAAAGCAATAAACTGCTGTTGTTCGTACTCACGAGCGATGATACCAAGGGTAGCAGTTGGAATAAAGTTCAAGTCAACCGAGGGATAACGCTCAGGATCGAACTGCATATAGCGGAATGCGGCTTTTTTGATGAACGGAACCAAGAAATCTTCTTGGAAGTTGGTCAAAGTACGCTTGTATTTCTTGATAATCGAGGCCACAGCCATCGAAATACCGCCAGAAGAGGCATCACGGGCCACCTGAGACACCATACCGTTGCTGTCCAGCGTACCAGTGGCCTGCAAGAGCAGTTGCTGGAACACTTGAGCGGTCTGGAGGTTGCCAGGATCGGTGTTACCGAACTTAAATGGATACAGAATGTCAGAAGGAGAGCCATTCACCATCAAAGCCTTGCCTGGTTTGACCTCAAACTTAGCGCCACGGGGCAAACGAGTTGCATCCATAGCAATCATGGGCGAGGTGGTCAGTGCCAAGGAGTCCAAATGGCTGCGAATCTGTGCGTCAGCAGCCTTTTGCATATTGTAAGCCTTTTCAACCGTGCCACGACCCAGCAAGCGGTTAGGAACAGTGTCATCCTGATACGAAATAACAGGACGATCCTTCATCATGTAAGGATTTGCTTCAGCTTTAAGCAACAAACCTTCGTTACCGATCACAACGATGGCTTCTACGAGGTCAGAATAGTCTTCAGCCACTGAACCTTCAGGGAATAGCTCAACTACGCCTTCTTTTTCTTCAATCTGTTCCAGATACTCACGGGGAACCAGACCATAATAGGTCAACAGACGAACCTTCTCGTCCTTAAACTGAGTAATCTCTTGGGTAGGATCAAGGTCTTCATTATCAGGGTCGATATTGATGTCTACCTTACGATAGATACCCTTCTCCATGCCTTCAACAACCTTGTGGATAGACACAAACTTCTCGATGGCGACACCCATACAGTCTTCAATGCTTGTACCGTTAGGGTCAAACAAGAAGTTCTTGGGGTTCACGGGCATGATCTTGACAGCGATACGGTCTTTCTCCATCACACCGATAGCTGCTTGGCCTACAACGCCAGGGATCGGTTGTGTGGAAGGTACATATTCTTTTTCTGCCTTCACTACGATCTCACCGATACCAGTACCGTAGATCTCAGCCATGAGTTCAATCTGGTCGATGGCTTTACGGATCTTGTCCTTCTTGAAGTCCTCAGAGAGTTGCTCCTTGATCTTCATCACATCGATAGGAGAACCGTCTACGTCCTGAACGTCATCCTCAATGTCAAAGAATTCACCTTGACCAAAGATAGCTTCCATGATCTCAGCATGACGAGTCTCCACGGCCTGCTGTGTGCCAGGGGTGATGACTTGGCTACGCTCTGAGCCACGGGTGCGGTCAGACTCAGCAAACTCACCACGGAAGATACGCTCGTATTCCAACCAACCCTCAAGGAAGTTGGTATCACGATAGTTGCGCCACCGCTCACAGTGGTCAACCACAAAAGCAACCAGTTCTTTGTCTGATTCGCTTGGCTCTTCAAATTGATTGTTTTCCATTAGTACCCCGCTACAATGTCAATTGCTTGCCAATCATCG